TGGTGCGCCGGTGACCGATGGCCCGGACAACACGCCGCTGTGGATGTGGCTGTCGCCGATATTTTTGCTGTTGTGACGGACCTGGCCGCCGGTGATTTCAACGTTGGCGCCGTCAACCTTGAAACGCACGCCCCCGACGGCGACCTCGAGACTATCTTCGGCCAAGGTCAGCGTGACATCGCCAAAACGCACCACATTCTGGTTCGCCGCCGTCGAAGGCGACGGGTTGGCGCTCGAATGGGTCAGCGGCACCGCCACCGCCTGCTGGAAATCGCCATTGGGCGACATCGCGGTGAACTGCTGCCCAACGCTGGGTGGGGTATGGACCCGCAGCGCGCCTGAGAATTGTGCATAGGGGATCCAAGGAGATAGAAACCGCCCCGAAGTCCCATGTGCAGGGCCGAAGTCCAGCCGGATTCGTTGCGTATTCGTGTCGACCTCAGTCACGGTGCCGTGCCGCATCATGCCGGAGAAGCGGCGTTCGAGTTCGGCGATGCGCGCAGCCAATTCCACCAATTCGCGGATCGCCATGTCATGACTCCTCTGCCGCGGTCATCGACGCATCGATCACCGTGACCCGCTCGCCTTCCTCGTCGAAGATGACCGCATCCATGGTCACGGGATCACCTTGAGCATCAAGCGTGGGCAAAACACCAAGTTGATCCATGACCTCCAGTGGCACGCCCAGCATCTGCGCTGTGCGCGCCCAATCGGGGACATCCTCGCCCTCGATCTGCTCGCGCAGCATGGCCGCAATCGGTGCCAGCGTCTGATCCGCGTCCATCAGCGCAAGGACCTCGCCCCAGGCTGTGCCGGGCGGAATATCCGTCCCCACCGCTGGCGTATCGACCAGATCGCAGGTCAAAACCAGTTGACGGGCCGCGAAGCGCACGCCGTTTTCCGATGAGGCCCCGCGGCGAGATAGCCGCCGGGTCACGCGGGGCACCAGTTTCATCCAGGCGCGCGACCAGGCACTGTCATCGCGCGTCAGCGCGGTGATGACCTGGTGCTCCATCATGTCAAGCGTCAGCTCCATCCCCTCATCTGTGTGTGGAATGGCAATGGTGATCTGCCCGCCCTGACCGTCGCGGGCAGGCACCTCGACCCGCGCAGCGATCGCAAGTTCTATGACCAAGTCACAGCGCTGCCCGTCCCCAGAAAGATCGCGACCGGTGATGTCGGCCTCATGCTCATCTGTCGTCAGAACCAGAAGCGGTTGGCGGTTTTCGGCGATGGTCTGATCGATTGGATCCACCGCGCTGTCGAACACCCGGGCGCCAGCAAGGGTCCGGTCCCGGAGCGCACGAGCCGCAGCCAGCCGCATGACAAGACGCGTCAGGCTCATGAAGTTTCATCCTCTTGGATAAGGATCAAGGTCAGGTCGCCCAGATCCGAGGGTGCAACCCTTGAGATTGCATAGCTTGGCTGTCCGCTGCGCGCCGTCAGGACAACCGCGTCGCCGGTGATCGGCAGCCAGGGCAGCTGATCGATCTGCGGCTTGGCAATCCAAAACTCGGCAGCGGCAGTCGACAGCTTAGTCGTGCCCGCCATTTGCCCACCACGCGCTTGGCCACGGAGGTCCTCCTGCGTGGGGCCAGCCGAGAAAATGCCATAGGTCACTGTCGCTGCGCGATCAGAGTCGGCGCTACGTTCCGCATATTGGGTGGACATGCGAGGGCGCAGATGAGCTGGTTCGGCAAATACCGCCTTGACTGCTGCGCTGGTGTGGGCATCCAAGTAATTGAAAAGAGACACGAGAATATCACCGCCATGAGGAAATGCAGATGGAAGACACGCCCATCAGAACCGCCGAGGAGCATCGACAAGGCCCTTCAGCAGATCGAACGACTATGGCACGCCGCCCCCGGTTCACCCGACGAAGTCAGACTTGAAAAATTGGTGACCACAGTGGAGGCCTATGAAGCGCGGAAGTTCAGCGGATGGGACGATAACCAGACCCAAGGCTGACAGCCGCTGTCAGACCTTACTGGTTCGGCAGACCCCGAGTTTAAAGCCAAGGGCTCTGACTGCCGCCAATACCAGTGAAAATGGCGGGTCATTCCCATCACGAAATGCCTCAAGCAACGCAGTAGGCTCTATGCCAACTTGCGCGGCTATGCCTTCGGGGCCGCATGCTCGGATTACGTCACCGATGGCCCCAATGATCACCAGAGCGTCACCATCATCGAATGCAGCTTCCAGATACGCGTCCTGTTCGACCCGTGTCTGAAGATGTTCCTGAATGTCCCAGTCCGTGATTTCGTGAGGCATATTGCTGCTTTCTACGATGCGGCCAGCAGCACGTTGCTCTGGATGTCATTCAAACGCAACGCCTCTTCCAGATTCTGCTTGATTACGTCCGCTTGCCCGGGATCAGCACCCGCGGGCGCGTGCAGTAATGCAGCGCATTCATCTGGAACTCGAGGTTCACGCCTTTGCCGTTCTGCATCTCCCACTGCTTGCCATAGAGCCGCTGACCGGGCGTGTTCACCGTCTCGATGTAGTCGGCCGGGGCATAGACCGTCCGGAAGAGACCAGGCACGCCCGAGGGCACGAGATGACACTTATCAATGTCGATGCCGACATTCTGACCGCCGCGGTAGTTCATCCAGGTGATGCCACCAAACTCGAAGGACCCGTAGATGCCAGAGTTCCCGGCATTGATATAGGCGTTCCGGAGCGAGGCGGCGTCGGCATAGCCCTTGTAAGTTTCGCGGACCTCTTGGTGGGCAATGAGATCGTCGAAGAAGGCGTCGCCACAAAGCGCCATGATGCCCGTATAGGGCAGACCGTCGAGAATGCCCGCCATCTGGCGGATGACGCCGGCGCATTTCTTGCGGAGCGCGCCGTCTGCGGCGCTGGTATTGTCGAGGTCAAAATCGACCACAGCCTGCTGGCTTTCGCCAAACTCAGTGAAATAATCGAACAGCACAGAGCCATCGGCATCGAGCAGCTGACCCGTCTTGAGGATGTTCAGCCGATGGTATTCCTCCGTGAGCGCGAAGAACTGGCTCGCTTCCGCCGCGCGGTCCGCGATCTTCTGCTGCAACCGCTCGACGGCCACCTCCTGGCCGAAGGCGCGGACCTGCTGGACCTCGTCGGCATAGATCGCATCGTCCACCTGAAAATGCGGCACCTTGAGCATGCGCACGGCGCGCTTCGATTTGTCGAAGGTCTGGCCCGGGCCGCCGCGCGGGCTCGCGGAGACCAGCATCCGGTTCTGCTCTTTGTCCTTCTCGATTGCGATGTCGAGCGTATCGATGCTGGTGGTCTGGAAGAGCCCCATTTGCCCGATGCGGGACGGGGTGTATTTGATCTCACGAAGCGCGTCCGTGAGGCGCATGACGCTGAAGGCGTCCTGACTGAAGATGTTGAGGATCGACATGGGAGGTCCTTTTATTGCGTCGGCGCGCCAGCAACTGGTCGCGCAAGATCACCCTGCGGCCCGAGGGTGCGGGAGATCGCTTTGGTTGAGTGGACGGCGTTTTCGCCTTGCCTTGCAGGCCTCGGCGCGCCACCGTTGCCACATGCAAAAAACGATGGAATATCGCGGGTATCAGGCCGAAGTTTCCGAAGAGGGAGAGCTATTGGTCGGGCACATCTCCGGCATTCGAGACCGGGTTGGTTTCCACGCGGAAAGCTTTGAGGCGTTGCGCGAAGCCTTCAGGGAAGCCGTGGACGATTATCTTGAGGTCTGCCAGATTGTCGGTAAGGCACCAGCCAAGCCTGACACATAATCGCAAGACTGGATCAACTTACCGCACGATGATCCCGGCCGTCGCGAGATCAGCTTGGGCCGCTGCCTTTTCTGCCGCCTGATCGCGGTCGGGATGGTAGGTCAGGATCTTGCCGTTGACCTCTGCATCCCGCGTGATCGCGGCAATGCCAACATCACTGGCCGTGGCATCGCAGCCATAGAGCGCAATCGCCACAGCGGTCTGGCTGCCATCAGTCGCCCCCACGGCACTCGCGAGATACTTACCGCTGGCGGTAATTTTGCCGAGCACGGTGCCCGGAGCGATGATGCCCGCACCGCTGGCGATGGTGATGTTTTCTCGCGAGCGCTGGCCGTTGGCCTCGGTCATCAGGAATTCGCCGGGATGCCGGCCTTCAATGAGAACGGTCATGGACGGTCTCTCCTATTCAGCTGAAGCGCGCATTGGCCTGGGTGATGGCTTTTGCCCACCCGGCCGCATTGCGTTCAGATCGGTTGCGGTGATCGGCCGGGGTTTCGGCCCCGAGTTCAGCCTCTTGCGCGGCTCGGTCGGCGATGGAGACGGAGACGTTTGCCTTCGGCGAGGCTGCGAGCACCTTGGCCGCGTCGGCTGCCGTCATTTCAGTTTCAAGCGCCAGCACCAGGGCCTGAGCCTCCCGGCCTTCCGTTTCCGGTGCGGTCAGGATGGCTTTGATGCGCGCTGTGGCCTCCGTCTTTCCGGCGGTGACGCCGGCCGCATGGGCCTCCGTGCGCGCTGCATCGAAAGCCGACTGTAGATCGGCCGGGCTGATGGCAGAGACGTCAGTTGCGGGCGCCTCGCCTTGAGTGGTCTTGGTCATGGGTCCTCCCTTTCTCTGGGGGCTTGCCCCGGAGGGCGGTTGCGAGAGCGCGGCGATCACCTCCTCGAGGCTCGCCATACGATCGGCGAGGCCCTGGGCGATGGCATCGGCGCCAAGATAGGTGCGGGCTTCTGTCGCCCGGATGGCCTCAGAACTGATCCGACCGGCGCGGCCTTCGGCCACAAGACCAACGAACTGGTCGTAAATTTTCATAACCTCAGCCTGCAGGTCGGCGCGCACGGCGTCTGACAGGGGC